CCCAAGATCGTACATTTAAAGAGCAGGTTGCTAGACCAGCACAACATCATTTAGAGAAGGTCGTTAATAAGATTATTAAAGAAAAAACAGATGTTCTTGAGCTTAAGTTTAATGAACTAACTCTTACAGATGAAATTGCTCAATCGCAGATTCTTGAAAGACTTGTTAAGACTCAAATTATGATGCCAAACGAGGCTCGTCAGGCTCTTGATTTGCCACAACGCAAAGATGGAGATGAGCCATTTGTCATGACTCCAAGACAGGCAACTGATGCTGCTGCAAATCTTTCTGGGAATAGAGCAAGAGATACAGAAAGAACAAATAACAATTCTGACTCCCCAAGTACAGTTGCTGGACGCAATCCTGCGGGTGAGGGTAGATCGTCTCAGTAATTGAGAAATCTAATAAAACATTTGGTATAATGGATTCTGATATGATGATAAATAAGGCAAATTGGACAACAGACAAGGATAGCCTACGTCTGTCAATGCCTATTGGTAAGGTAGACGTAGAACGCCGAATGGTCTCTGGCTTTGCATCTCTTGATAACATTGACAAGCAAGATGACATTGTTACAGCAGAAGCAAGTGTTCAAGCATTCAAAAATTTCAAGGGCAACCTAAGAGAAATGCATCAGCCATCAGCAGTAGGAAGAATGATCTCATTTAAAGAAGATCGCTATTTTGATCCAAATTCAAAGAAGTTTTATAACGGAGTTTATGTCTCTGCTTATGTTTCAAAGGGTGCACAGAATGCCTGGGAGAAAGTCCTAGATGGCACATACACTGGTTTTTCTATTGGTGGCAATATTAAGGTTTGGGACGATGCATATAATGCAGACCTAGACAAGTCAATTCGCATTATTAAAGATTATGATCTTTATGAATTGTCATTAGTTGATAGCCCAGCAAATCAATTTGCAAGTATTATTTCTGTTGAAAAAGTAAATGGTCAGAGTGTTGTAACTGGAACATCTGCAGATACTGTTATTGAAAATGTTTTTTACGATTCCGAAAACGGTATTGTATTAGTCTCTGACTCAGAAACAGAAGCAAGCCCAGTCAGTGGTAAGAACATGGAAAACATTGGTTTTGTAGAAAAGAATGATGACGAAAAAGCAAATATGATAAAGTTCTTAGTTGATAGTGCTAAAGGCATTAGTACAATTAAGATTACCAAGGAGGTAAATAAAATGACAGAAGCAACAGAAGCAGCAGTAGATGCTGTAGTTGAAAATGTTGAAATTACTCCAGAGGCACAGCCAGCAGAAGTAGAAACTCCTGCAGTCGTTAATGAAGCACCAGCAGATACTGTTGTTGAAAAGTCAGACGATGGTGGTGCAGTTCCTTCTGCTCCAGTAGTAGAAGAAGAGAGCGTTGCTCCAGAAGTTGAAGCCGAACTTGCTGTAGCAAAGTCAGATGAATCAGTTGCAGATGCAATTGCTGAAATCAAGAACTCTCTTACTAATGCCTTTGGCGATCTCGCTACAACCATTAAGTCTCTTAATGAGCAGGTTGCAGCACTTAATAAGTCCGTTGACGATGTGTCTACAGAAGTAACACAGGTCAAGGGTCAGTTCAATGAGTTTGGAAAGAGAGTAGATGCCGTAGAGCAAGATACCGCTTTCCGCAAGTCTGGCGATCTAGGCGAGATCGTGCAGTTTGAGCCTGTAAAGGTTCAGAAATCCCTATGGGGCGGACGTTTCCTCAAAAATTCCGACCTATTTAATTAACAATATATTCACTAGGAGGTGAAATAATGTCAGAACAAGATAAAGATATAGCCAAGAACTATCCAGGTTCAGGTGGCTCAGGAGCAGAAATTAACTCTCAGGGTTCACTCGTATCAGGTGGTGTTGGTAGTGCTACAGGTCTTGACTCAGCAGCAGCGTCTGTTGGATCACAACTCGGTAACACAGCAACAGCAAACTTCGGTGTAACAACTGGAGCAAATGCTGTTAACCCAACTGGGGCAGCAGGAGGTATTCTTGCACCAGAACAGGCTCGTCGCTTCATCGACTACGTGTGGGATGCAACAGTACTCGCCAAGGATGGTCGTAAAGTTACGATGAGAGCAAACACAATGGAAATCGAAAAGGTTAACGTTGGAGAGCGTGTCATTCGTGCAGCAGCGCAGGGTAGTCCAAACTACACAAACGCTGGTGCAACATTTACAAAGGTAGAACTTACTACAAAGAAGATTCGTCTTGATTGGGAAGTTTCTACAGAATCACTAGAAGACAATATTGAAGGTGGAGCACTTGAAGATCATCTAGTTCGCTTGATGACAAATGCATTCGCAAATGATATTGAAGACCTTGCCATTAATGGTGACGGTGCAACAGGTGATTTCCTTTCAATCATGCAAGGTTTCGTAGCGCAGACTACAAATTCTGTATACACAGGAGGAGCATATGTAAATGATGCTCATGAGTCAGTTGTTACTGTTTCTAATGATGCTTGGACACCAACAGTGATGCAAAACATCATTCTAGCAATGCCACGTAAGTATCGTGCAGTTAAGTCGAACCTAAAGTTCTACGCTGGTACAGATGCTTTCCAGGGTATCGTTTCAAATAACGGTACACTAGGCGATGCAATCGCAGAAGCATTTGCTGGTCGCCCAGCAGGTACACCTGCAAACCGTCAAGATTACCTTGATGGAAACGCACAGACAATTGGTAATGCACGTACAACTCGTGTATTAGGAATTGATGTAATGGAAGTTCCTTACTACCCAGATGGTTTCGTCGACTTGACATTCCCATCAAACCGTGTATGGGGATTCCAGCGTGATATTACTGTAAACCGTGAATACAAGCCAAAGAAGGATACAATTGAATACACAGTATTCGTCCGCTTTGGTATTCAATGGGAAGAACTAGATGCAGTTGCTTATGCAGATGCAAACTCTACTTCTGAGTAATACTCATAAATAGTTGAATGAGGAGGGCTGTGTAACAACGGCCCTCCTTCTTCACATTCTGGTATAATAACTTAGGAGGATATGATGATTACAATTGAGGAATTAGTTACAAAAACAGTTTTTGAGTTAAAGTCCTATGCCAAAAAGAATAATATTAATCTAGATGGGGCAACAACAAAAATGCAGATATTGGAAACAATAGGCAGTTTTATTCCAGACCCTAATAAAGAGGTTGTTGAGCCAAGCAAAACAAATGAAAAGATTGCAATATATTCAACTAAAAATTTACATTGGGTAAGAGTTGGCCAACTGACACTAGGTTATAATATTGTAACCAAAGAAGCATCAGAAAAATGGCTGACACGTAAGCAGGTCCGTCTTGCGACACCTGAAGAATTAGCGAATTATTACGGTAAATAATGCAAATACTTAGACTTCCACCATATCCACTGACTCTTTCTTATACAGTTCCAGATGCATCTACAGAGTATATTATTGTAATTGATGACCTATTGGAACAAACAGAACTTGAGGTTATCCGTGTTTCTAATGCTCAGAAAGTTTTAACCTATACACTTACTGACAATTTTATTAAATATGATAAGTCTTATCCCGTTACAATTTACGAAAGTATTACGGTTTCTGGAGTTGAAGATTCTCGTGGAGACATTGTTCTAGAAGATAACTTAGACATTGTAAGACCATATGTAGATCCAGCAACACTTGGAACAACACCAACAGAAATTACAGAATATACAGAGTATGAGAATCTTGCAAGAGCGATAATTGATTCCGTTGTTGATGGTTTTTATTATAAGAGAACCTATCTAGAAGTTGTTGGTCAAGGAACTGACTATATTCCGTTGTGGGATAAAACACATAAAATTTTAACGGTACATGAAAATGCAGAGTTAGTTTATGATTCATCAGAGACTCCAGCAGCATTAACTTCTTATAACTATTTAATAACAAAAGACAAGACTGCAATTACAAAGGATCCTGTAGAAACAGTAGATGCCTTAAACCGTGCAGAAAGAAAACCAGCAAGAATACCCCTAGGATACTCAGACTCAATTTCTTTATTTGATACAGAAGACAGCGGAAATGTTCAAACGGTTAGTGGTGGAGTTGCATTTTCTGAAGGAACAGACTATATCATTCTTCTAGAAACTGGATACAAGGTGGTCCCATATGATATTCAGGATGCAACAAAGATGTTAATTAATGACATTAAGTGTGGAAAACTTGACTATTATAAGAGGTACATAAAATCCTATAGCACAGAGCAGTTTAAAATTGAATATGATAAAAGATTACTTGATGGAACTGGCAACATCCTAGTAGATAAAATTTTAAGCAAGTACGTTAATAACATTGTCAAGCCTGGGATTTTATAATGGAATCATGCGAAGATACAGACTTCATGTATCCCATGAAAGCAGATGTTTACTATCCAATAGTTGAACAAGGTGCCTACGGCAATGTTCAAAAAACCTGGGTTTTTAATAAAACAGTGGTTTGTAATTTTTCTAAAGATGGAACGGTAGACGAAGAAGTAAAACCAAATGTAAACATAACATTAAAAAAGGTTTTAATGGGCAGAACAAAAAGGGATATTAGATTTTCACAAGAAGAAAATACAGAGGCAATAACAAACGTAGTTATAACAAACATTAGAACAAGAACAGATGTTCCCCTATATATAGAGACTTCTGGAGTCAGGGCTGGTAAGTCAACAATATATGAGATAGAGTCTCAGTCTCCAATCATAGGACCATTTGGAGATCCAGACTATTATGCTTTGGCTATCCGCCGTTCAGAGAACCAGGCATCGGACATATAATGAGAGTATCGGTAAACACTAAACAATTTACAAAAGAGATGAACAACATTGTTGAATATTCTTTGGGATATCTAGATGGAGTAAAAGCAGGTAAATCAGTATTTTTTAAAAACCTTGGACTAAATGTAAAAGAAGTATTAGAAAAGTATATTGACTCAAATGCAAGGGTAAGCCCTGAAGCACTACACCACATATATGAGTGGTCTAAAGTAGGAAGCCCAGACGCAAGATTATATGATATAAACTATACAGTAAGTAATTTAGGATTATCATTTATGACAAACTTTAAACAATCTTCATCAATTAAGAATGGGTCAAATGTTCCATTCTACGATAAGGCAAGAATCATGGAGCAAGGCATTTCAGTTGTCATTACTCCAAAAGATTCTAATGTTTTAGTTTTTGAAGAAAATGGAGAAACGGTTTTTACTAAAAATAGCGTCACAGTTGATAGCCCAGGAGGAGATGCAACCACTGGTGGCTTTGAAAATGTAGTTGATTCTTTCTTTACTAAGTATTTTACTCAAGCATTTTTACGATCAAGCGGTGTAGCAGCATATTTAGAAAATCCAATACTATACAAAAAGAATATTCGTGCAGGCAAAACTTCTGGAAGATCAAAGGGAGTGTCCGTAGGATATAAATGGATAACGAATGCGGGGCTAATAAATGGCTGATACAGATCTACTAAATACTCCACTAATTTGGATTAACAAATATCTACAGACAAAAGTAGAGGACCTTGCTGGTTTTAGTAGGCTTCCCTTTTTCCCATCATCCCCCTCAACCCTTGACGATCTAACTAATACCTTTCCAGCCTCTCAAGATGGAGTAATGTGTGTTTATGATAGATTATCAAGAATGAATAAGAGTAAATTCCCTCATATAAAAACAGAACAAATTTTGTATTATTTTTATGCCACAGCAGAAAACTCAACGGTAAATATGATAAAAATACAAGAAGCAGTTTTAAGATTAATGGACAGACTAGATGAGTCTGCAGAAGAAGTCAACAACTGGTGCTCTATCCGTAAGGTTAACCTAGGAACAGAAGAGAGCCCTAACTTTATCAATAGTATGTTCTATTTCCATAGATTTAAGGTTTATCAATTAGAAGAGGCAAGAGACATTATTGACTTTGGCACAGCAAGAACCTATGGTGGCAACAAGTTTATCATTGAGTTTGACTATCATCAGATGCCACCAATAAATACCCCTACCTGGACCCCAGAAGGATTGCCAGCAGGCGGAAAAATAGTCATATAAAAAGATGTTATAATTATGTCTGAGGAAACAAAAAACGCCAAATAACTTAATATCTATTTAAGAAAGAGGTGAATAAATGGCTTATAGTCGTGGAACATCAACCAATATTATCGTTGGTGCTGCAGCATTTTTTATGGCAGACTCAACTTTAGTACCAACAGTAACTCCATCATTCGTATCATCAGATTCATATAGAGAGACTCTCTCTGCAGATGCATCATATGACAATGTGGGTTACACAACCAACGGACTTGAAATGCAGTTCCAACCAGACTTCGGTGAAGTCCAGGTAGACCAGATTCTTGACGTTGCGAAACTTTACAAGCAGGGAATGCAAGTTAGCGTTGCAACTGCTTTTGCTGAGGCAACTCTAGAGAACCTTCTATTGGCTCTAGCAGGCACAACTTCAGATTTGACTGGAACAAAGTCTACATCTACTGGACGTATTTTGAACCTTTCTGCTGGAGACATTGGAGAATGTCCAGTTGAGCGTGGTATTGTTGCTGTAGGACCTGGCACAGGCGACTGTGAAGATTCTGCTGCAGTAGAGCGTGTATACATTGGATACCGTGCTCTATCAATTGAAAACGTAACAGTTTCAGCAAAGCGTGATGAGGCTTCAATGTTTGAAGTATCATTCCGCCTTCTACCAGAAGACACATCAGGTGCATACGGCAAGATCATTGACCGTACACACACAGTTACATCATAACAATGTTGTAATAATCTAGTTTTAGATTACAATTAGCCCACTTCCTTAATTGGAGGTGGGTTTTTTGTTTGTGGTAGAATTAAGTATAATGGCAACCAGAATATATAAAAATCAAATAATATCTTTATTTAATGGCAAAGAGTTAGAAATCATACCATTAAAGATAAGGTACCTCCGTGAGTTTATGGAGATATTTGAAAATATAAAAGAAGCAAAAAGTGATGATGAATCTATCGCTGTCCTGGTAGAGTGTGTTCGTATATGTATGAAGCAGTACTGTCCAGAAATATCATCTACCGCTAAAGATATAGAAGATAACTTTGACATGCCCACAATTTATAAAATATTAGATTCTTCTGCTGGAATTAAAATTAATCAAAAATCTGAGGAGCCAGTAAAAGATCAAGCAGGAAAAAGTGGAGAAACCTGGGAAACGTTAGACTTAGCAAAACTTGAAGCAGAAGTATTTTTGCTGGGTATATGGAAAGATTATCAAGAACTAGAAACCTCCCTATCAATGCCAGAACTTATGGCTACTCTTGAAGTTCTTAGAGA